CGATAGATTCCGCGTAGTGCATCAGGGTTGTCAGCACCGTAGAGTCGGACCTGAGAACCGTTTGGGAGGTCAACACGAAGTTCAGACTCGTTAGCAGCAAAGCCAGGGATGGGTCTAGCATAATGCTTCAAATAGTCCCACGCGATTGCCTTGGCTTGTCGGTAGGTCGGAGCCAGATATGCAAATCGCGGGCGCTCACGAACACAGCAGAGAGCAGCCCGGATGAGATGGTTAATTGCAAGTACCGTCTTGCCGAATCGCCTGTGACAGACGACAACGCCGAAGCGATTAGCGTCGAGCGCTTCGTGAATGGCGAGTTGGAGTCGACGGGGCTCATACGGAATCGTGACCAGCACTAGTCTTTAGGGCGTATCCAGGTAACGGACATAGCCACCGGGCTACCCTCTGGATCGCCGCCTATGCTCTGCGCGGGCTTGCCATCCTCCCGGTCGCCTATCTCTTTCAGCGCCGCGATGTCGCCTTCCTCTGCCTTGTCTATCAGCTTGGCAGCAACAGCCAGTAATCCCTCGCTCGCACTACCGTACTTATGGGCCAACGCGCGGCGGATAGCATTGCGCCATTCCTTACCCTTAGTCGCGTTGTCGTTGCCTAGTGGAGCGCCCATTGTTTCAAGTGTCAGATGTTTGATTTACCGCTAATAGGGATACGCCAGAATATCGTTTGGCGACATCATGCTCGGCAGCTTCTGCCACTTGTCGCCCTTGTACCAATAAGCCTTAGCAGGGTTGCCGCACAGGCTGCACTTGTACTCTGGGTAACGTCCTTCGTGTTCGTATCCCTCTACCTTGTGCCGGTCGCAGCGGAAGTGGATATACTGGCCACGCACGGCTACGGGGCTCTACATCCTAGCCGTCAGTTTTAACTATCAGCCCTAGATTGCAACCACAAAAACTATCCGCAATCCAAGCTATGTACTTGTCAAACTCATCCGCATCAAGCTGGTACCCAATCTCCATGCGGCCCGCGACGGGGATTCCCGTAACGGCACTAACTACTTGATTCTGTTCCGATGCCGGAATTCCGATATCGAGATTCAGTCCGGTACCTTCGTATACCTTAATCTCTGTCATTCCGTATACGCTTCCCGGTAGGCGTCCATTACGTCCGCAGGGATGGTCGGCGGCTCGTAGTAGTCGTGGTCATAGCTGACAGGCTGGCTTATAGTGGGCCTGCCGCGTTTCTTTACGCAGTGGGTGCAGCGTGCGTGCGCTTTCAGCAGCACCTTATCTACCAGCGGTCGCTCAATACCACAGCAGGCGCAAAAGAAGCGATTCCAAGCGCCGTTAGCCATAGAGCCTCCAGACGCTCGCGTAGCCTAGATCCGGCTCGTCCTCCTGCTGCTGTACGCGGTCATAGATCCTGGTAACCGCTCCCGGTTTGGGGTACATCGCGGCCTTGGTCCGCTGATTCTCGCGCGGAGTGCCTTTGCGAATATTGCCCAGAGCGTACGGTCCGCTGTCGCATGGCCTCTGCATTTGGAGGTTGTGCCTGCCGCGCCCACGTCTAGGCAAATCTTCGCCCCACCACTCCACCCACTGCTCGAATGTCAGCTCCCAACTAATTCCGCGAGCCTTCGCGCTATTCCGTTGCTGCGTAAATGCACGTCTTGCGTCAACTTTTGGCATAAAAAAAGACGGCTCTTGGCCGTCCTGCGCATTTCGTACCCTTATATAAATAGCGAACCCGGCTGGGACCGGGTTAACAGCAGGATAAATCATTGTCCCGTCCCCTCGCAATCCCGAGATGGCAATGGTAGCCAGCCCCAGCATTGCTCTAGTGCTGTCGTAGCAATCGGCCTAGGCGTATATCCTAGCTTGGCGTGCAGCTTGGCAATGTTGATCTTCCCGTACCCCTGTAGCGCCAGCCTGCTCCCCTTGGACTTGCCACGCTTATCTCGCGGGGGCGATGTGTTGGGCATCACCTCCCACTCGTAGGTATTGCCCACCCTACGGGCCAATCCCTTGGTCCGCAGCTTTTGCAGGATCTCGGTCGCGGCCTTGCAGGGGTGGTCTTGACCATGCTTGATAGTCAGACCCAGCGCCTCGGATAGATGGCGCGAGCTGCATGGCCCATTGCGCCGTAGGTAGCGGTAGATGAGCGATTGCTTGTAGGTAGTCATACCTTGCTCCGGTATTCCCACCAAGTGATTTCATCCGGGGGCCAAAATGCGATGCGGCGTTCCACCGTTTCCAACCAAGCCGCTTCTCCCATCGGATTGGGCCACTTGCCAAGCGTAACGGGGTGCCATGCGAACCAGGGATGCCAGTCTCTCTGGCGCTCAAGCCTTCTTCCCCATCCGTCCCATCTCATACCTTGCTCTCCGCGCTGATACGCTCCAGCAGCCTCCAGGCGTCCAGCCCTGCCTTTAGAAACCAGTCGGGCATGTCTATTTCCCCATCCCGTACCCGGTCCTCTGCTAGATCAGCTAACAGGATGGCTGCGCGGAACTTGTGAGCGGCTATTTCGCGTTCGTAGGTCATAGCGGAGGCGGCGAAGTGCCGGGAGGTAGTGAGAGTGCGTCGCGCAACGCTGACCACAGCGCAGCCTCATCGCACGGACGGTCACAACGCCAACGGCCAGCGAAGTACAGCATTAGCGCAGCAGTACGAAGCGTGTCTGCCGTCTCAGGTTTCGGAGCTGGCCTATTCGGCTCCTTACGCTTGGCTGGCGCGGCAATAGTAGTGCACGTACAGCAGTCATATCTTTGCCCGCATGTCTTGCAACAGTAGTGGTCGCTCATACGCCCCTCGCCCATATCAGGATGCACTCTGCGACCCGGCGCTTAGCCTCGTTCACCGCTGCCTCGTAGCCTTCTACCGTGACCTTTTGTGCAGCACCTAGCTCGCGGAGCCTTCGGGCTGTCCATGCCGCTCGCCGTGCAAGCCATGTCTCCGCATCTGCGCGCCATTCGTGACGCTGACTCTCGGGCATGTAGACGTAGTGTGTCCGCAGGGCTTGCTGTGGCAACAGCTCGAACTGGCTTATCCAAAGCTCTGTCCTCTCCGCTCCGCGTTCGTCTATCGGGCTTTCCCGCTCCAGCCGGTCCAGCTTCTCGTCCGTACTCTCATAGCTGTTCTTGTACGGCACGTAATCGAACTGTTCCCAATTCGTGGGGCAGTGGGGATAGATCCCGGACTGGTCTAAGCACCAGCGTGCCCAATTCGTGATGAAGTGTTCAGCGTCCAGAGCGCACAGCTGCAAGCGCAGCCCTGATCCCAACGATGGCTTCGTACAGTCCTTGCTCGGCCTCGGTTCGCATCTTGTCGCTAAGCTCGTCATTCAGACTCCCGGCTAGGCATAGCTGGTTCTCCGCAGTCTTTAGGTGAATGCGGGCTTGTAGTAGAAACTCGCTCCAGTCGCTCACTTCTCGTTGTCCATTGCTAGGTCTATCGCCTCATCCATATGACGGCCCCACAAGCTAGCCGCATAGGCCGCTTGGTCAGCGTTTTGCGGCTCGCGCAACCACCGATACCGCGCGGCGTCCTTCTGATCGCTAGACGGCTCATCCACCGCGAATCCGCATACGTCGCACTTCGGCTTGCAGTGTTCGTGTCTCATTTGCCCCGCTCCCACCTGTCCAGCGGATCAGGCTTGCTAGGGTTAGCCCAGCCCCTCGCCCTTACCTCGCACAAGGGACAGACCGCTCCCGGCTCGCACGCGTACCAGAGGTCCATATGGCCGTCTCTACAGCGCTGGTAGTGTGGTTCCATCAGCTCAGATCCTTTACCGTCTTTATCCATTTCCCATCTTTTCCTTTGCGCCATCCCCAGACCTCAATCGCTATGTTTGAAGCGCGTACCAGCGCTAACAGGGGTGACTCGGTTATCTTCTTGATTCTCGCGGCGACATTGGATGCAGAAGTACATTGAACCGCTAGCGGGACTGAGCCAGCGCGCAGGCAGAGAATGTCTGCAAAGCCCCATAGATCTTTCCTGATGTTCGCGCCAGGAATCCATTTCTCCACGACCTCCGCGTGCCAGCCTTCGGCGCGTAATGCTTCCAAGGTTCTAGCTGTAGGGCTCACTTGAGCGGCTGCCCGTTCCAGCGCCGTGCCTCGCGCTCTTTCCAGTCCTTGTGATTCATAGCGTCATCAGGTAAGCACTGGCCCCGAGTACGAGCCAGCTAGCCGCCACCGCTGCTATCAGCTCCCACGCCCATAAGTCTCTCTGCGTGCGCTTTGGCTTCTCGAGCGGTGTCGTAGGTCGCGTGTAGGACGAAGGGGCGCTGCCAGAGTGAGTAGCGCGGTACTCCCGCAACACTCGCCTTGCTGATAAAGAATTCCCCGGAACGGACGAAGTAGGCATTTCCTCGCTCCCAGTCAGTCATCCGGCACTAGCGCCGGTAGTGGTTCCCGCGTATCCAACGCCGCTTGCAACTTCGCTACCAAGTCCAGCGCCTCGTTCACCGTCAGCAGCCAGGAATACGCGGAGAGTCCGTGCTGGCGGAATAGCTGGACGTGCTGCCCGTCTTTTGTTACGTCGATCACGCCGCGTCGTCTCCAACGATGTGCTTCGCCTTGAACGCCGCAAACTGCGCACGGATGGCCGCAGGCATTTCCGTGTGGGTACGGTCATCCAGCCGCACTACGTTCTGCTGGCGTCGTTTCTTGCCCGCTGCGCACAGGTCTGAGAACTGGTAGAGCGTCGGCGGCCAGTCAACGTAGGAAGTTCGTAAAGCGTCCAAAGCGTCTTTAATGTCGGATGCCTCGTACCGCCCTAGCTCATCAGCCCATACCGCTCGCACTTCGCTCGGGTCCGCGTCCTTCCACATCGTGTCCATCCGGTTCCCGTAGACCGCTTGGAAGCGAGAGAACAACCGCGCGATCCACTCGCTGGGTAGTGCCTTGGACGACTCGCTCATCGCGTACCTTCCCGGTCAGAATGTCCATGTTGCGTGCCCGCTTTTCGGTCAGGCTCTCCGGCCTAGTGCTGTAGTGCCGCTGCTCCCTGCGTATCCAGTTCCGCCATGTAGCGAACCAATCCTGCTTCCGCCCATCCTTCCCAGGCTTGCTGTGCCAATGGTCGCGGAACACCAAGGCAATTCGCTCTACGTCGGCAGTGTTGAAGTCGGGCCGCTCACCCTTCGTCCATTCCAACCAGTCGATAGGGAGCGTCCATATCGGATCTAGCCGAGTACCGTGAACGCTGACTGCGGTGGAGGGAGCGTTAGCGACCGTGCCCTGCTCTCTCTCTTTTGTAGTTATCTTTTCTTCTCTTTTCTTTTCTTCTCTGGTAGACGGTGTAGCGTCTACATGAGCGTCTACATGTTTTGCCCGCCACCGCGCCTGTCGGTCGTTCTTAAGTGCCCGTTTTTTAGAGGTTTCTGTGTTGTGCTTGGCGAAGTTGGGGATTCTTAGAGACGGTTTTGTGTCGTCTATTTCGAGCCAACCAACCGCTACCAGACCCTGTGCGAACCCTGCGAAGTGCATCATCGCGTCTACTTCGTGAGACGCCACACCGTCTACAAGACCGTCTACACAAGCGTCGTCTATCCAGATCCAGAACCGGGCCACGGCACCGAATGCTGCGTCCTGGCTCATGCCCCACAGCCGCGCCAGTCGCATGATCTCGGGCTTGTTAGGGGAACACTTCTCTAACTTGATCCAGTCACCGGCCACGCGTCGCCCCTATTCGCGTTCTTGCCGTTCGTCGGCAACTGCCTCAATATGTCTCTCAAGCACTACACGACAATATTCAGACAACTTGCGACTATCCTTCTCTGCCAGCAGCTCCAGCATCATCTTCATCTGCGGCGGGAGCCATAGATCCACACGCGCTGTCTTTTTCTCAGTCAATGCGGTAAGCCTGATAGGAATTTTCTGCACGTTGCATGGCCCGTTTTCCATGATTTACCGATGTCAGGCTAATAAAAAGCCGCCCGTGGGCGGCACGCAGGTTTCTTGGGGGCTTAGTCCGTCTCGCGGCGGTTTTGACCGTAGAAGGCCCGCAGCTTCTCGACCTTCTGGTAACCGGGTTCTACAGTCTGACCGTACAAGATGTTTTGCAGCGCCTTGCGCTTGATGCCGGTGGCCGCTGCAACTTCTGCGAGACGCCCGCGCTTGGCTTTTACGTCTGCCCTGAAGGTTTCCAAAATGTCCATGCCAATCATTCTCCCTGTATCGGGAGATGCGGTCAAGTGCTTTCCTCCCCATATGGGGTACCGTTCGTCGGCTTGTTTCTCTTACGCTTGGGAGATGACAGCCTTGCGCAAAGTATTCAGTGCGAACCTGACGCGCCTCATGCAGAGGGCCAAGGATCGAGACAACGACAAGGCCGCCACGGCTACGGCCCTGGAGCGGTACTACCAAGTCAGCGACTCAGCCGTCTCCAGATATAAGAAGGCTGACGTGGCGGCGAACCTGGATCATCTGGAGCGATTGGCGCTGGCATTCGGCGTGCAACCGTGGGAACTGCTGTACCCTTCTTTCGACCCAGATAATCCACCCGAGGTCATGACACCAGAGCGCACTAAAGAGCTTCAAGAAACTCTTGTAGCGGCTGCTAAACTGCTGGGAGTTTTACCCGAAGATGAACAACGAACAAACGGCCCTGCTGGCAAGGGTTATGGCCGCGCTGCTGATCGGAAAGTGTCAAGTAAGAGCACGCCTAAGTAAGCCAGACCCTGACGCAAAGTGTCACGTCTGTAACGTACCGCGCTGCACGGCCGCGTGTCCTAAACGCCCGTTCAAATCCACCGTGGCCAAGGCGCTGCTGGTAGCGTCTCTGGTCACGCTGGACGCTGCCGCAGATCCGAGCAATGCCGTTCCCATGCCCGATCTGGTCTGCCACAGCAGCTCCGTCTACCACCTGTTTGACTAACTAGGCTGCCCCCCCCCTAACCGGAGGAGGGGCTACCGTTCGTCGGCTGCTCCCCTTTACGGGGAAATAGTAGTTGACATCATCCCCCGATACAGGGAATATAGCTACACAGGGAGCGGTAGTCAGACGGGAGTGGATTCCCGCCTGCGGAGGCTAGGCCCGTAGCTCCCACCTAGCTAGGCAAGGGACACAAATAGGAGATGACGATGCTCTTGGATGATGCGACTGAGGCAGAAGCCGCTCGTTATCGCTGGCTTCGTAACGTGGCGTGGGACGAGCCGACAAAACTGGCCGCGTTTGGCGATTGGTGTTTCAGCGCCAAAGAACTTGACGACGCGATTGACGCTGCCATGCAGGGCCGTCCGTGGGGCACAACGGAGCGCGAACCATGAGCGGCTACGGACCAGCATTCGAGCAGCAGGTGCGCGACGAGATGCAGGACATGCAATACCGAGAGGATGTGCGGGCCGAGCGCGAGGACCTAGCGCGGACGCTGCGCAGGGATGCAGGGCTGGTCCTGGCAGGCTATGTCAAGCACGCGCTGAACGAGGGAATGATCCGCTGCGACTCCAGTGTAGAGCGGGACTTGCGCGGGCTGCTACGTAGGGCGGGGGCAGAGTGAAGGGCGTAATAGACATGCGCATTACCCATGCAGAAATGTGCGCTGCCGTGCAGGTGTGGCTCAACAAGCATCTGATGAGCAGTAGCGTCCGCCCCGTTGTCAAGGTACGTCAGAGCCGAGACAAGCAGTCATTCGTGATCGTGTTTAGCAAATGAAATACCCCCTATTCGGCTTCTGGCTCCCGTTCCTTGGCTGGCGCGTCCGCGACATGGGCGTAGACGAGGCGTGGCAGTTCGATCAACAGGGCGCTGGTAGGTATGAGGTATTCGAGTTTCAGTGGCTATGGGTCGGGATGATCTTCGCGTACAGACCGGAGCAAAGGAAATGAGCTACCTCGCGGAACCGCCCGAAGTCCTGTCCGCTGCGGAGATACGGCAGCTTTCGGAAGAACTCGCTACCGATGCGTTCTACCTGCAAGACAAGCATGTACTGGCATGGCTAGAGGCTCAGGATGATCTGCGAGAGCGGTACGTCAGCTATGCAATGCAGCGGGCGACGTATTGGGATCTCGCGCGGGAAAGATTGCTTGGATACAGGAGCGACGAGTGAGCGGACTCGGCAATTACGACCAGTGGAAAACCACGCCGGATAACTGGCGCGATGACGACGACGATTGCCCGAAGTGCGACACATGCGGAGCGCCTGTTACTACCGGCCTGATGGCTGCATTCTGCCCGCGCTTCCGCGAGTGCGAGTTCTACGTGCCGGAGCTGGACGAGTTCATCAGCATGGATTGGACGCCACCGTTTCCGAATGCGGCGAAACCGTGAAACGCATCCTGGGCGACATGTTCTTCTTCGTAGTCGTGCTGATACCTGTGGTTTTCTTGTGCTGTGCTGCGGTACTGCAAATCACAAACTAGGGAGAAGTGGCCTATGTCACCGGAAACCAAGCGAGACATTGCGCCGACTGCGGAGCAACAGACTCACGCAGCCAAGCCTTCGTTGCTAGACCGGAGTTTTGTCTACGTGGACGCAGCACATACGGACATCAGGGTCACGTTCGACAGGATTCGCAAGCAGATGGAGGCTACCTCGTGGAAGCCGACAACGGTGCGTGGTTCCAAACCGTAGCACTAGGAGAAGAATATGAGCAATCACTTTGCAGAACTCGCCGCTATCAACTGCTCGAAGTACGTCGAGAAAAAGGGCGAGCTGTCCTACCTTTCCTGGGCGTGGGCCGTAGACCAACTCCTGCGCAAAGACCCCGCAGCCAACTGGCACTACAGCGACCCGTTGAAGTGGGGCGAGACGATGATGGTCGTCTGCACGGTCACAGCCTTTGGCATCGCGCGGACGATGCACCTTCCTGTGATGGACCACCGGAACAAGGCTATAGCGAATCCTGACGCCTTCCAAATCAATACCGCCATGCAGCGGTGCCTCGTAAAGGCTATCGCCCTGCATGGACTCGGACTCTACATCTACGCGGGCGAGGATCTGCCACGCACAGAGGACGGCGACAAGCCGATGGACGCGGCAATAACCAACCATCTGCAAGAGCTGCGGGACGCCAGCCTTAACGGCATGAAGGCACTAGAGACGGCGTGGAAGGCCAAGCAGGCAGCGGTGCGGGACGCGCTCAAGGACGAGCTGCCCGCGCTCAAGCTGGCTGCGACCGAAGCCGAAAAGCAGGCCGCGTGATGCTGGAAGGCGACGCACTAGCGGCGTGGTTGCGCGAGCGGGCGGGGAAGCTCACCGCCTCGCGGATGGCTGATGCGATGGACTTCCTCAAGAACGGGGAGCCGTCCAAGAAGCGCTCCGACCTAATGCGCGAACTCCTTGCGGAGCGGCTTGCAGACGAGACTGCGCGCCACTTCGTTACCGACGCCATGCGCTGGGGGCTGGAGAAGGAATGCGATGCCAAGGCCGCTTACGAGGCGCATACGGGCGTGTTCGTGCAGGAAGGTGGCTTCGTAGAGCATCCCAAGATAGAGAACCTGGGGGCCACGCCTGACGGCTTTGTAGGGGCTGATGGGCTCATAGAGACGAAGTGCCCGACTACGCCGGTATTCCTGGATTGGGTCATGGCGGGGGTCGTCCCGGACAAGCACAAGCCGCAGATGATCGTGCAACTGCAATGCACCCGCAGAACGTGGTGCGACTTCGTAGCGTATGACCCGCGCATCCGGGATCAGCGGCGGCAACTGTTCATTCGCAGGTACATCCCGACCGAAGCGGAGATTGCCAAGGTCGAAGCGGCGGCAATCAAGTTCCTGGACGAGCTGGACAACCTTTTTGACGCATTCTTTTCCGCGCAAGCGGCCTAGGGAGCAAGTGATGGCTGAGTACGACAACACTAATAGCGGCGTTTTGTTCAAGAACGACAAGAAGGAGACTGACAAGCACCCCGACTACACCGGCAACGTGAATGTAGATGGTACGGAGTTCTGGTTGTCCGCGTGGATCAAGCAGGGTAAGAGCGGCAAGTTCATGTCGCTGGCGCTCAAGCCGAAGGACGATGCCAAGAAGCCGCGTAATGGCCCGCCCGCGAACGAGGACGCAGACGACATTCCGTTCTGATGAGTAGAGTCCGCGACCATCTGGACCGCGTAGCCAGCTTGGGCTGCATCTTGTGCAAACACCTGCACGGTCAGTTTGCATTCGCGGAGATACATCACCCGAAGGAATGGACCGGGGCAAGCCAGCGGGCGTCAGATTGGCTGGCGATACCCCTGTGTCCAGAGTGCCATCGCGGGCCGAACGGCGTACACGGGCTCGGCAAGAAGGGTTTTTATATGCGCTACAAGCTACAGGAACACGACTTGTTGGCAATGACTATCGAAGCCCTGGCTGCGTGAGTCTGTTGCAGCGGAATCTACGGTTGTATCAGCTACTCAGGTGGCTCAGTCCAAATGAAGGGGAGTTTGCTTTGAAAGCCGATGAACTGCTACGGGAATGGATAAAAGAAGCGATGCACTTTGCCGTTCTTGATCGACTTGTGGAACGAACCCGCACCTATCTAGCAGATCAAGTAGCACCCGTACCGCCGCGTGAACACGCGCAGCGTGTTCTAGGCGAATTGGCGGGGTATGCGTCGCTCTGCTGGAATCCGCGCCCGACCGGGGTGTTTGATTCCACGTTGGCATCGGAAGGAGTGCAACGTGCGCTGGCCAAACTGTACGCACCCCCCGAGGCCAATCTACTCAATAATGGCGGCGATTCCAGCGGGGAGCGGACATGACACCGCTATCAGATGAGGAACGGGCGAACGTGGAAGCGCTCGTCGAATCGTGGATCAGAGTAGATCACCGACAGCCGTTGGCGGAAAAGGTGTGGCGAGCAGCAACGGCATACGCCTATGAGCAGAGCGCGAAGATTTGCGATGAGTTTGACAAATTAACCATTACCGATGTGAATGGGGTTGAGCATAAGGGCTGTGGGATTCCAGCCGATCCAGAAAGCGCTGAATATTCTGGCAGGCTCGAAAAGTTAGCAGATGCCATCCGCGCTCGTATCAAGGAATAGATAGATGCTGTTGACCGTACCCAACGCAGCTAAAGCCCTGGGGATAGGGGAGCGTACCCTGCGCGCCTATATCTCTCGCGGCGACCTGCCTATAATCCGCCTCTCGCCGGGGTGCGTCCGTATCGAGCAAGCCGCCCTGGAGTCTTACGTGAGGGCGCGGGAATGGCGATCCGCTACAGCAACGGGAAATATCTCTGCGAGTTCCAGCAAGGGGGAGTCCGCATTCTTAGACGCCTGCCAGCCGGTATCACGCAAGCGCAGGCGAAAGAGTACGAAACCAAGCTCCGGCGAGAGCTGTTTGACCGCGACAAGCTAGGCAAGAAACCGGACCTAACCCTTACGGATGCTATAGGCAGATGGCTACTCGACAACGACCGCAAGAACAAGAAAAAGGCACAAAGCGAGGCAAAGCAGTGGGAGCCGTGGGTAAGGGGAAAATTACTAAGGCAAGCACCAGAGGTAGCGCAGAGCGCGACAACGGCGTGGACCCAACTAAGCGATTCTGCGCCATCCACTGGCACGAACAACCATGTCAAGCCTGCTACGAGCAAAGGTGTCAATTTGCGACCGCGATGGCGGAAGGCAGCCGCCGCTACCATAAACCGACGCCTAGCCCTACTGAAAGCAGTATGCCATCACGCCTACAAACAGGGATGGATAGAGCAGAACCTGAGCGGGCGGATAACGCTGCTCAAGGAGCGGAACAAGCGGGAAGTGTACTTGAGCAAGCAGCAAGTGATGTCGCTCCGCGACGCCTTGAACTTACCGGAGGCGCGGACCGCTACTATGCTCGCGGCCTACACTGGGCTCAGAGCGTCGGAATTACTGGCTTTGCAGAAGGACAGTGTGCATGGGGATACGCTCAGGGTTGCGCCTGGAAAGACGAGCAAGCCGCGCCTAGTGCCGGTAGCCAAGACTATAAAACCCTTGCTCTCGCGGCTGCCCTTGGAGCTGTCCTACTGGCAGTGGCACAAAGACTTCTTGCGGGCTAGGAAGGCTATAGGTATGCCCCATCTGCGCATTCATGACTTGCGCCATACCTGCGCGAGCTGGCTGATAAACGCAGGGGTAGACCTGTACACGGTCGGGAAGATCCTGGGGCACTCGGGGCCGCAGACCACGGCGAGATACGCCCATCTGGCGGATGCCACGCTTAAGAAGGCTATGGCGAGGTTGAGATGATTACACCTAGCGATGCAGGGCAAATGGCCGAGCAGATTCTCCGCGATTGTGGTCGTGATACCGAAAGGCTCCATGCGCGGCTGGACGATCTACTGTGCGAGGTACTGCGCCAGAACGGATACCACCGGCTCGTCTACCTGTTCGAGCATACCGAGAAGTGGTGCGCGTGATGGGATTCCGATGTGGAGAGCTGGCCGAAACCTGCCGTAACTTGCCGCGATTAGCAGTACGGGCCTGTAGCTCAGTCGGTTAGAG